CAGGAAACAGGGGAATTTTTATGTAAAGCTGAGCAATTAGGACTTGCTGGTTGGAAAGATGTTACAGCTATTAAAACACATAAGAAAAGACTTCAAAAAATTAGTAAGTTAAGTAAAGAGATTATGGGAATAAGAGAAGACATAAGAGATGATTTAGATTTAATTGATGCAACAATAGTTGAAGACACTAAAGCTATAGAAAACAAGAAAAAGAATGAAAAAGAAAGAATACTTATAGGTGAAGGAATATACTTAGAAGATTAGGAGGAATCATGGACGATTTAAGAACTAGATTAGAAATATTTTCAGAAGATAATAACATGAGCTTTACAAAAATAGCAAAAGCTATGGGTGTAGGAGCTAGTACATTAAGTGAATGGAGAAAAGGAACATACTCAGGAGATAATGAAGCATTTTCTGAAAAAGTAAGTGACTTTTTAGATAGACATAAAAGAAAAATAAAAAGAATAAATTTTTCAGTAAATACAGAAACTAAAAAGAGAGTTTTTCATGTGTTGAATACTATAAAGAAGTATGTATCTTCTAATATAACTGAAGGGATTATAGAAAGCTCTAAGATAGGTTATATATACGGAAGGGCAGGATTAGGAAAAACTCATGCTTTACAAGAATGGTTAAAAACTTATGGTGGTAGGGGAGTTTTAATAACAGCAGAAAATGGGATATCTAGTGTTGGACTTATAAAGAAAATAGCAAAAGAATTAAAACTTGATACAACAGGAAGTTCTGAAACTCTAAAAGACAGAATAAAAGATGCTATAAAACTAACAGAGACCATCATCATAATTGATGAAGGTGAACATTTAAAAGCAAATGTAATTGATATTGTAAGAAGCATAGCGGATCAGACAGGAGTTGGTGTAGTTATTGCAGGAACTGAAGTTTTAAAAAGTAAAATTTTATCAAGAAAAAAAGAATATGAATACTTGTATTCAAGAGCTGTTGTAAATATATCATTAAAAGATTTAGCAATAGATGATGTTTCAAATATTGTAAAAGAATTTTTAAAAAATGAAATAGAACTATATAAAGAAACTGAGCTTCAAACATTAATCAGCTACATAAATATAGTTGTAAGAGGTTCAGCGAGAAACTTAGCAAATGTTTTGACTTCAAGCTATGAAATAGCTTTACAAAACAACTCATTAAAAATTGAAAAGAAATATATAGATGCTGCATTATCAACTCTAGCATTATAAAAAAGGGGGAACTATGAAAGATAAGGTATTGACTGAAGAAGCTAAGAAAATTTTAAAACAAGAGTATGGAAAAGATGCTTTAAAAATTGATAAGGAATTAAATGAACTAGCTACTCTTTCAGTAAAAAGAAAGAACTACATTCAAGCGGCTAACAAAGGAAATTCAAAAGCTAGGGAAAACTATGTAAAAATTACTGAAGAAATAAAAAAAATTGTAGTACAAATAAACAAAAAACTTTCAAAAAATTAGTGTTGATTTGAATTGTGTTAAATGGAATTAGCAAGGCAAGGGAGAGAATAATATGAGAAAAATACTAGCAATTGTTGTAGCTTCTATATTAATTGTTGCTAATAATCAAGGAGGTTCAAATGTGGAAGTTAGAAAAAGGTGATATTGTAAATTGTATTGTTGCTGAAACTGGAGAACTTACAGAAGGAAAGAAATATAAAATATTAAATGTAAATTCAAGAATTAGTCAAGTTGAAATTATCAATGATAAAAAAGAGAAAAAAAGTTATTTAAGTGTGAGATTTGACAAGGAGGAATTATGAATACATGGGCTTTAATAGGATTGTCAATAGCTTTATTAATAGCTGGTTTTAACATAGGTTATGACTGTAGACATAAAAAAATATTTTTTAATAGAAAATACAAATACTGGATATGTTGTTATTATTGTGTAGATGGCGTTGGATCTATTGGAGGATGGGCATTTACTTTTACTTCAAAAATGACTAGCACACAATTAAAAACTTTTAGAGAACAACAAATTGAAAATTTAAAGAATGAGTTTAAGACAACAGATGTGAGATTTGTTATCATAGATTTCAAAAGATTAAAGGATTAAATATGGAATTCAAAGATATATATATGATTAATGGAATAGTTTACTTATACAAATATAATAATGGAGTTTATGCAGTATTGGAGGATGTATTAACAGGCTATGAAGAGTTTGTAAGATTGGAGGAGTTAAAACAATATGAGTATAAAAATTTATTGTGAAAATTGTGGAGCTGAGATAAAAGATGGAGAAAAATTTTATGAAGCTTGTCTTGGAGAGTTCTATTGCAAAGACTGTGTTAAAGAACAGACTTTAACTTATTTTACTGTTGATTCTGAACCTATAGGAACAAATGAAGACACAGGGATTTACTTTAATCATAAGCAATTAAAAGAAGAAATTGAGCAAAAAATTAAAGAGATCAATAAATGTATAGAGCTTTACAAAAATGATAAGACAAGAGGTGGACAATTTACATTTAATTTCTTTAAGGAAAGAAAAAGACTACTAGAAGAAAAACTACAAGAATTTAAATAGGTGGATATATTGACAGGTTATAAAATTTTAATTAATTTGGAAAATTTATGGAGGTTTGAATATTAAGACTAAAAAACAAATTTTAAATGAATTAGAAAGAGTAAATAAAGAAATTGAAAAAAATAAAGGATCTAGTTTTACATTATATCCTTTAATAAAGTATAAAGAAGCATTATTATGGGTTTTAGAAGACAAAAAAGAAGGAGGTAATTATGGACATTAAAAATCTAACACCTGAGGAAAAAGAGGTACTAAGAAAACAATTTTTAGAGGAAGAAAAAAGTAAAGAAGCTAAAAGAAAAGAAAAAATAGAAGCTTATAAAAAGCTTGTAGATGAAACAGTAATGAATTCAATGAAGAAAGTGAAAGAAGTTTCAGCACAAATTGCAATGACTAAGAAAGAAGTATTTGATGACTTTAAAAGTATAACAGAATTAAAGGCTGAATTATATGGAGTAAATGATAAGCAACAGTCTCATACATTCACAAGTAGTGATGGAAAGTTCACTATAACACTAGGGCATAGAATGCTTGATAGCTTTGATGATACTGTTCATTCAGGCATAGAGAAGGTTAAAAGTTATATATATAAATCAGTTCAAGATGAAAATAGTCATTTACTTGAAATCGTAAACTTACTCTTAAAGAAAGATAAAAACGGCAACTTGAAAGCTTCAAGGGTTATGGAGCTAGAAAAAATAGCTGGAAATATAGATGATCCTGAACTAACTGAAGGAGTTCAAATAATAAAAGAAGCTTGGAAACCTCAGAAGTCTAAGACATTTATTGAAGCATACTATAAAGATGAAAATGGGAACAAAGTCAATATTCCTCTTTCTATGACTACAGTAATGGAGGAGAAAAATGAAGGAAATAAAGAAACATCAAATTAAATATATTCATACTTTAAAGCATAAAGCAGGCTTAAAAGATGAAGATTATAGACTTCTTTTAAAAAGTAAATTTAATAAAAATTCTAGTAAGGATCTCAGCTATAACCAAGCTGAGATTCTTATAAAAATCTTAGATAGATTAATTAATGACTATGCAACAGAAAAGCAAAAAAACAAGTTAAATTCACTATATAGCAAAGTTTACAAGGAAAAAGATAAAAAAGAATTTATTGAACACTATCTTGGAAAAGATAAAACAATGGATAATATGACAGTAAAAGAGTGTAGTAAATTAATTTATGTTCTGGAAGAGATACTTGAATGGCAGGAGAAAAGAAACAAAATTGGAGGAAGTAATGAATAAAAAAAATACTAAAAAGTTTAGAAAAAGAATGCTAAATAATTACATAACAATTTTACCTTGTAAATTGACATATATTAGTTTTGATAATAGAGAATTACCAATGTTTACACATGAAAAACCTCTTAATTTAGGGGAAAATATAGTAGTAAAACAATTAATGAGAGGTAAAATAACAGGAAAAGTAAAATCTTTAAAAAGATTTAAATATCGTAAATGTCAAGGTTGGAAAATGTTAGTTGCAGTTAAAAATGTTGCTTATTTTACTTGTTTAAAATTTGGAGAGTGAGATAATGAAAGAAATTAATATAACAAAACATGCACTTATGAGATATGCTTCAAGAGCACATAATGCAAATATTGTAAGTGATAGAACTTGGGATATCTGGAAAAAAGCAAATGAAGAAAAAATTCAAGAATTAGAAACAAATTTAAAATTTGAATTAGGAAGACTAGAATATATCTGTACTGCTTCTTATGATAAACATAAAAAAGCTGAATTCTATATAAATAAAGAAAAAATGATGACTTATGTAATTGTAGAATCAAATTTAGTTACTTGTTATCCTATAAATTATGACTTAGATGCTGAAGGGAACAAGGCAATTTTAGATATTTTACTAGAAAACTTAAAAAGAGCTAAAATTGCTGAGGATAATTTTGAAGATAATTACTTCAAAGAGAGGGATAATTTAAAGCAAGAAAAAGAATTAATTCAAGCAGAGATAGAACTTTTAAATTCTAAATTAAAAAAATTACAAGACAGAAAAGCAGGAATTGAAAGTAGACAACTTGAAATAATTGGAGAACAACAAGAACTTAGAAATGTTATAAAAGTAGCTGAGGAAAAGATAGTAAGGAGTAAATTAGCACTATAATTATAAGGTGATAAAATGGAAAGTACTGAAATTTTGGAGCTAATAAGAAAAGCCAAGGCGGGAGACAATGAAGCTACTGAAACTCTTATTGAAAAGTATTTGAATGCAGTTAGAAAAATAAATAATAAATGGGGTGGAACTGATGATGGATTCCAAGAAGGGATTTTAGGAGTATATCAAGCAATAAAGAATTTTGATGAAAGATTTAATATAAAATTCTTAACATATCTTTATTATAATGTTGAATCAAAAATTAGAAAATTTGTTGATAAAGAGAGATATAGAGTTCCACAATATGTGATTGAAGGAATAAAAAAAGGTGAACGAGAACGATTACAATTTTCAGAAATAGAAAATTTTCAAATAGAAGACAATAGTGTAGATTTGAAAGCAACAGAAAGTAAAGTCTTTATAGAAAATATTATTTCTTGCTGTAATAGCAGAGAAAAAGAAGTATTAAAACTCTTGTTTATTGAAGGATATAATGGAGAGGAAGTAGCTAAAAAACTGGGAATAACAAGACAATATATATATAATATAAAAAATAAAGCATTTAAGAAAATTAGAAGAAAAATAAGAGAGGTTTAACCTCTCTTATTTATATTTACAAAAAATAGCTCTTATGGTATATTAAACTAGAAGGAGGGATAAATATGGCTAAAAAATATATAACTGTGGCTCAGGCTTCAAACAGATTAAATGTTTCAATAGGGACAATATACAATTATTGTAAAACAGGCACATTGGGTTATAGATGCATAAAAACTTCAAAAAGATATACATGGCAGATTGATTTGGAAAGTTTAGAGCTATTAGAAAAAGAAAGTACATATAAAAGTTCTCTCCAAATAAAAAAAGATTTACAATATAGCCTATTCTAAAAGAGTTCAAATACTCTTTTTTTTATGTTCAAAGAGAATAAAAAAACTTAAAAAAAAAATATATATATTTTGAAAAAACACTTGCAAAAATCAAAAAGATATGATATAATAAATACATAAGGAGGTGAAAAGATGAGTAAAAAGCAGAAAAAGCCAAAGAAAGGAGGGAAAAAATTAAATAAAAAAGAGCTACTACAAATGATAATCTTAATACTCGAACTTCTGGTCGTTGTTATTGAGCTAATAAAGATAATCATAGAGTAATAGCTAAGCAGTTGAGGGATAACAACCCTCCCTGCTTATATATTATATCAATTTTTACTCGTTGAATCAATGAAAAATATTTCAATTTTAACATTATCAATAATAGTATCAGCACTTATATTAGTAAATTTTTATTTTAAAAATTTAGTATTAGCTATAATCATATTAGTATTATGTATTTATAATTTAATCAGATGGATTAAATTAAAAAAATAAAAGGAGAGAATTATGGCATCAGGCGGGGCAAGAGAAGGAGCTGGGAGAAAAAAACTAGATGTAAGTAAAAAGAAACTTAATAAAACTTTTAGAATTGATCCTCAGCTTTTCAAGGAAATAGAGTCAAAATATCCAAATGAAAGATTGACAAATATAATAGAAAAGGCATTAATCGAATACTTAAAGAAAAATTAAATAACTATTAAAAAGCACATCAAATGGTGTGCTTTTTTTATTTTTACAATTTTTATAATCTTTACAAATTTTGTAACATTTGCTGACTAAAGAAGTTATAAGGAATGTAGAAAGAAAAAATAAAAAGGAGTACTAAAAATGGCAAGAATAAAACCTCCATTCGCATATTTTGGGAGCAAAGGGAGATTCTATAAAGAAATTAAGGAAATTTTTGAAAAAAATTATAGAGCGAATTTTATTGATTTATTTGCTGGAGCTATGGAGATTCCATTAAGCTTCAAGAATGAGTTTGATAATTTAAAAGTTTTAGCTAATGTTAAAGATGAAAAAATTGAATGTCTTTTAAAAGAAAACGCTTTAGAAGTCTATAAAAAGGGGCTTGAATATATTAAGCATGATTTGAGAGAAAATGCTAGAGATATATACAGTAATAACAAAGATAAATTTGAAGAGGAAAATAGAATATTTAAAAATATCTTTTCTGAATGCTGTCCATGCTGTGGGAAAAGATTAAAAAATAAAAAAAATCATGAAATTTTTAACGATAATGAAAAGATGGTTTTAAAGATTTTGATGGGTTTTGGAGGATGTAGTACAAGTTTATCAAATTCTTTTTACTCTCCTCAAAAACTAGAAACTTTAGAAATTTATCTAAAATCATTGAAAACAATTGAAATTACAAATAATTTATTCGATGAAAACATGGAATTTAAAGATAGCTTTATATTTTTAGATCCTCCATACATCCAAAAAAATAAATAAAGAAGAAGAACAATTCATTGGTTATAACTATGCTAGTGATAAAGGAATTCATTGGTCAGTTAAAGATGACAATAGATTGATTGAATTTATAAAAAGAAATCAAAATAAAAATAATGTGTTTCTTGTTTTTGGAAGTGTAAATAATAATTTATCAAGGTTATTAAAAAATAATTTTGAATGTGAATTTATTGTAAAGGAATATAAAAGGGTAACATTTGGAAAACTAGCAGAAAAAGCTGAGTATTTCTGCTTAATAAAATAAAAATATGGAGGTGCTTTATGGATTTAGAGTTATTAAAAGCTAAAAAGCTATATGCACAAGGAAAAACAGCAAAAGAAATAGCTAGTGCTCTAAAAAAATCATTAGGCACTATCTATCGTTGGATAAAAGAAAATAAGGAAGAATTTGAAGAGGCTAGGAAATTAGCAGGAATGACTTTAGATGATGTGGTTGATTTACTAGATGAAACACATAAAAAAATATTAATAGAAATTTCTAAAAATCCTGAGCAATTCAAAGATCCAAAAACAGCAGATGCTTTAGTTAAAGTTGCAAGTGTTGTAGAAAAAGTAACAGCAAGAAGTGAAAAGAAAAAAGAACAAGCTAAAAAAGAAGTTGAAGAAGAAAGAGGGGTGTTGATAGTTGATGACATCAAAGAAAAGAAAAGAACTCAAGATATCTGATTTATTAACCCCTAAATTTCATTCGCTTTATTCAGCTTGGAAAACTAATAAATACACTCGTTTAATTTGTAAGGGGGGAAGAGGTTCTGCTAAATCTACAAATATAGCCTTAATTTTAGTTATTGACTTAATGCAGTATCCAGTCAACACGATTTGCTTTAGAAAAGTAGGAGAAAATCTTAGAAAATCAGTGTATGAACAAATTAAATGGGCTATTAAATTTTTAGGAGTAGAGGAATATTTTGAATATAAACTTAGTCCACTCGAAATTATCTACAAAGAAAGAGGTAATAAATTTATATTTATGGGAGTAGATGACCCACAAAAAAGTAAATCTATAAAAGAGGCTCAATTTCCTATTGCTCGCTACTGGTTTGAAGAACTTGCAGAGTTTAAGAATGAAGATGAAGTTGAAACAGTTTTAAATTCAATATTTAGAGGTAAGTTAGAAAAAGGGCTTATATATAAAGGCTTCTTTTCATACAACCCTCCTAAAATGAAGCATAACTGGGTAAACAAAAAGTATAACTATTCTTTTATAGAAAATAATGTATTTGTACATCATTCAGTATACTTAGATAATCCTCATATATCTGAAGAGTTTATAAAAGAAGCTGAAGCAGTTAAGGCAAAAGATGAAACAAAGTATAAACTTGTGTATATGGGTGAACCAATAGGCAATGGACTTGTTCCATTTCCTAATTTAGAAATAAGAGAAATAGGAGCTTCAGAGATTGCAGGACTTGAAAAATTTAGAAATGGAGTTGACTGGGGTTATGGAGTTGATCCACTAGCTTTTGTAAGATGGGGATATGATAAAAAGAAAGGTATTATTTATGCACTAGATGAGTATTATGGAGTAGGTTTAAAAAATAGAAATCTAGCAAACTATATTCTTTCAAAAGGTTATGATGAGTTGGTTATGTGTGATAGTGCTGAGCCTAAATCTATAGATGAATTGAAGGAATATGATATAAGTGCATGGGGTGCAAAAAAAGGTGCTGGAAGTGTTGAATATGGTGAAAAATGGCTTTCTGATTTGGAAGCTATAGTGATAGATCCAAAAAGAACTCCAAACATATCAAGAGAATTTGAAATGATTGATTACGACACTGACCGTGAAGGGAATCCTTTACCTCGTTTGTGTGATTCAAACAATCATACGATAGATGCAACAAGATACGCATTTTCTAATGATATGAAAAAAGGGAAGTGGGTATATGAGTATTAAAGAAATTTTTAGAAATTGGTTTTTCAAAGATTGTTCAGTAATGACTGGAGATGGGAAAAACTTTGAAGCAGCTGAATATATATCAACAATATGGGAACAACCTGGTTTCATGTTACCAATTAAGAAAAAAATAAAAGCTTGCCAAAACATTGAAATGGGTATTTATACAGGAAAAAAAGATGGGAAGAAAAAAGTGGATAATCATATTTTGAATAATTTATTTAAAATGATTAATCCTAATACATCATTCCAAGATTTCATAGATTATTTAATAGTTTGGTTAGAAGGTTCAAATAATGGAGTTTTATTAGAGCTTATAAAAGGATTGCCCTCACTTGCTCCTGATTTATATATACACTCACCAAATAATTTTACAGTGTATTTTGAAGGTAGAAGGATAAGGGAAATAAGAATCCATAATCCAGCTAAAATAATAACTGGGGATGAATTAAAAAACTATATGTGGCTTAGTTCTCCAAACTATGACAACATAATTGATGGAGTTAGTGGAAATGGAATAGGACAAGGAAGGAGCAAACAGAATGCATTAGCAATATTTGGTGCTTATTTATTCAAGGCTTGGAAATGGAACTGGAGCTTGGCGAATAATTTAGGAAAGCCAGGGGGAATCCTTCAAACAGAAGGTGCAGTAGATAAGGAAGATAGAGAAGAAATAAGAAGTAAATATTCAGCTCACTATGCTGGAGCTGAGAATGCAGGTAGTCCTTTAGTACTTGGTTCAGGGCTTAAATATCAGGATACTTCAAAAGCTCCTATTGATGCGGACTGGAGTGTGGCAGAACAAAAAGCACATGAAAGAGCAGCTATAGCTGCAGATGTTCCAATTGAATTAGTTGGTGGTGGTGATTCAACTTATCAAAACAGAAAACAAGCTAAAAAAGAGTTGTATAGAGAAGCTGTAATTCCATTCTTTAATAATTTAAAAAATTGGCTTAATTACTTATTAAGTGATTATTTAAAAAATGGTGAGTACATAGACTATGACTTATCTGGAGCAGATGAATTAAAAGATGATATAGCGGATATTATTCAAAAGTTGGAACCTATTAAAAATAGAGTAACTATAAATGAATATAGAAGGATTATATCAGAACTTACTGATTTAAGTTTGGAGCAACTAAAAGGCGGGGATGTCTTACTTATAAATGGTGGAGATATGACACTCGAAGAAATTACAGAACCAACAACGACAGAAGGCGAAAAGGCTGAGGATGTATGAAAAAGGAAGTTCAAAAAATAAAGGCAATTAAAGCACTAGAAAGAAGACTCAGTGCAAGGAATAAGAAAATTATAGAAAAAATATTCATTGAACTAAGAGATAAAGTAATTGCAGATAATTCAAAATCTTATGATGTAAAAATGATAATAAATATTGATTATGAATGGCTTTTGAAAAAGTTTAAAAGTGGACTTGAAGTAATTTATCTATATACATTCGAGGAGACTTTTAAGGGCTTTCAAAACATCTACAAAAAAGTAATAAAACCTAAAACTGTAAAAGGTATTAGAGATTATTTTTTAAAAAATTGGAATACAAAAAATGCTGGAAAACAAGCAACTAAAATGACAGCAACAACAAAAAATATTTTAAATAAGATAATTACAACAGGACAAGAAGAAGGCTTGTCACATAATGACATGGTAAAAGAAATAGTAAAAAATATTAATGGAATGACAGAACAAAGAGCTAGTACAATAGCGAGAACTGAAACAAGTAAGAGCATTAATACAACAAGTTATGAAACTGCTAAAAATGTGATGAAAGAAAAATGCTGGATACATGTTGGAGGAAAAAAGACATATAGACCACATCATAAAGCTATAAGCAATAAATGGGTTGATATAAATTATAAGTGGAAGTTAAAAAATGGTGTGGAAGCAGACTACCCACACCAAGATACTTTACCAATTTCTGAAATTGTGAGATGCAGTTGTTTAATTATTTTTAGATAAAAGGAGTAGGTATGTCAAAGAAAAAGATAAAAAAAAGAATTACTTTTTCTGATGAAACTTTAAATTTTACTTGTGAAATTGAAAAGTTTAAGGAAGAAGAAGGAGAACCTGGGAAATTTACAGGAATACTTGTAAACATGCAAAATGATAGTCTTGCAAAGGGTGTTTACAGATTTAAAAAGGGAAGTATGCAAGGAAATAATGGGAAGACTTTACTTCTTTTATACAATCATTATGGTGAACTTTTACCAGTTGGGAAATTGGTAGGAGAAGAAACAGAAAAAGGGTTTGAAGTTATGGGAGAATTCCATTTATCAAAAGATGATAATGGTAATTATATAAATCCTGAAGCTGTAAAATTATATTCACTCATGAAAGAAATGAAGCTACCTTTTGAAATGTCAGTGGGTGGAAATATTGTAGATTATAAAGAATATAGTGAAAATGGTAAATATTATATAGATATAAATAAATTTGAAGCTCATGAAGGAAGTTTAACACCTAAAGGTGCCGTAAAAGGAAGTAAAGTAACAAGAGTTTTTAATAAAGAAAATGGAGGAATAGAACAAATGGATAAGGAACAATTAAAATTATTAATGGCTGAATTATTAGCAAACTTTAAAACTGAGTTATTAGAAGCAGGAACACCTGAAGAAATTAAAAATTTACCTGTTAAATTCAATGAAATTAATTTGAAGTTTGAAGAAATAAAAACTGAATTAAATGGTGAATTCAAAGCAGAAATTGAAAAACAAATGAATGAATTTAATGAAGTTATTAAAGGATTAAAAGCAGATTTTAAAGCAACTGAAGAAGAAGTAGACGATGCAGCACAATTTAAAGCAATGCTATTAAATGTTAAAGATAATGGACAAAAAAATGAAATTATCTTTAATGAAGACAGCAAATTAGAATTTAAAGATATGACAGTTGGAGACGGGAAAACAGGTTCTTCAACAGGAAAAGCAATAGTAACAACAACAATAGTAAGAAAAATTTTAGAAAGAATACAAGATTCCAATCCAGTTTTAAAAGATATAACATTTATTAGCACTGATGATGGAGGCGTAACAATTCCAAGAGAAATGGCTGGGTTACCCGAAACAGGTTGGGTAGGAGAAATTGAAGAAAGAAAAGATACTGCTGTAGCAAAAATTGAAAATATAACTGTAAATATTTTTCAGTTATATGCTTTGCCAGTTATCACAAATAAACTTTTAGCAACTAACTATGTTGGTTACGCAACATTTTTATTAAAAAGAGTAGAATACGCACTTGGTTTAAGATTGGCAGATGCTGTTTTCAATGGAAGTGGTACAAATATGCCATTAGGAATTTTAAAAGATGTAGCTGTAACAAATCAACAAGAAATTGATACATCTGATGATGCAAAATTTATAGAAAGTATAATAGATATTTATTACTCGGTGCAAACTGATATTGCAAGAGAAGCAAAATGGTATATAAGAAGAGAAACTTGGCAACAAATTAGTAAGTTAAAAAATACTAACAAAGATTTTTACATAACAGATTTGAACACAGGAAATACAAGAACATTAATGTCAAGACCTGTTGAATTGATTGAATCAGAAGGCTCAGGACTAAAAATATTAAAAGATGCAGTTGCAACAACAGATCCAGTTATGGTTTTTGGGAATATTAGAGAAGGAATTTTAGGGCTAGAAAATCCAAAAATGACTATGAAACTAGAAGACCAAATAACATCAAAAGGGCTAACTAAATATTACATGGAAAAAGGTGTAGGTGTTGGAGTACAACTTCCTGAATATTTTGTAAAAGTAGTAAAGAAAGCCTAGTAAAAAAGCTCCTGGTATTTTTATATCAGGAGCTAAAAATAGGAGTAAATGATGGATAAAGAATTAGGATATGACTTAAATATAGCTAAAACTCTTACAGGAATAGAAGATGAAAAGCTTCTAAATTTTTATATAAATGCAACAATAAAAAAAATAGAAGTAATTTTAGGTTATGAGCTTGTAAAAGGACAAATAACAAGTTTAGTTAGTGGACTTAATAAAAAGTATGTATTCTTACCTAGAAAGAAAATTGAAAGGGTATTGAACGCTAAAAGTGGATGTAAAAAGCTCCCTTTTAGTTTTGTAAATAGAAAAGTAATATTTGATGAAATTATAACAACAGATTCTTATGTAGAAATAGAATATATAGCTGGCTATGATGAATTACCTGAAAATCTATTAATGTTCATCTGCTCAACAATAAAGGAAGAACTTTCTAATGCTGAAGGATTAAAGAGCTATGGAATAAGAGGAATAAATTATACTTTTTTAAATAAAATAGAACAATCTGACAACTTTATAAGAGGAGTAAGGGACTTATTTGGAGTTATAGAAATATGACAATTGTAGAAATTTGCCAAGAAATGGGATATTTAAGTAAACATACTGTAGAAATTGGAATATTAGCTATTGATAAAAGCTTAACAGGAGAAGATGGAAAAACAAGTATCCTTGAATATGCAATATATAATGAGTTTGGGACTTCTAACATACCTGCTCGTCCATTCATGAGAAATGCTTTGGATAGTAATAAAGAATATATAGGCAACTTAATAAAAACAGCTGTTGCTGATGTTGCAAAAGGAAGTATAAAAGGCAAACCTGCACTTATGAGAGTAGGGGAAACTATAAGAGGTTTAGTAATTCAAAGTATTGCTACAGCTCAGACTTGGGCAACTCCAAATAATCCAAAAACTTTAAAAATAAAAACTAAAAATGGACAGGCTAATAATACCAAACCACTTATAGATAACAGATTTTTAATAAAATCAATTCGGTATCAAATAGTAAATGAAAATGGGACAATAGAATATTTGTCAGACTTTAAGGATGTATAAGATGGATAAAGTTATTTTATTAAGTAAGCACAAAACAAATATAAAAATTATTTCAAGTGCTGAAGGAAGATGGGAAAAAGGGAAATATATAGCTAATGAAGAGAAAGAAAAGATTATAAAAGGTGTATATATGCCTGTTTCATCTGATACTTTGAAATATTATCCTCAAGGTGAAATTACTTTAAAAGATATGGAATTATTTACAAAAGAGAAACTAAAAGAAGGGGATATTGCTATTTTAAGAGATGAAAAATTTAAGATAATTGAAATAACTGACTTTGATTATCTAGCTGATATAAAAAGCTATATTTTAAAGAGGAGTACAAAAGATGATTAAAATTATAATTGAATTACTCAATAAAATGAGTAACATTCAAATTATACCAGCTTTTACTACTACAAAGGTTCCTAAAAAGCCTTATGCTACTTACCAAGTGCTAAATATAAATAGTGCTGATTTTAGAGGATATACAGAGAGAGAATATATAAAACAAGATGAAAAATATCTTGAAACAACTGAGTATAGAATAATGGCAAGACTTCAATTTGACATATATTCTGAAACTCAAGAAGAAACATTAGAAAATGCAATTGAACTGAGAGAATTAATCCTTTTCAATGCAAGAAGAGAGATCAATAGATTAGATGCTGGAGTAGTAAAAAGTAGTGAAATAAAATCATTAAATGAATTAATTAATTCAGAGTATGAGTATCGTTGTACTTTTGATATAGTTTTTGAATATATGAAAGTAACAAAAGAAAGAGAACTTGAATTAATAAAAGAAATAGAATTATTGGTAAATAATAAAAATAAAAGCAGGATAGCAAGGAGGAAAGAATAATGGGAGTATATAGAGAACCGATAAAAGTAGTATTAGAACAAGAATTGAATTTGACAATTGCTTCATTAAATAAAACTCTTATAGTTACAAATGATAAGAATGCAGATTTTAAATATTATATGAATTCTAAAGATGTTGCTGATAGTTTTGGAAATAATTCAAAAGTGTATAAATTAGTGGAGAAGTTTCTAGGACAAAGGGATGGGGATGGAAATATATTAAAACCTGACTTCTTTGGAATAGTTGGAATTACTGCAAGTGGGCAAGAAAAAATTGAGGATAAGTTAAAAGAAGTTTTAAATGAAAATTTAGACAGAGAATGGTATGCACTTTTAACAACATTTGATAGTGTTGAAACAATGAAAGCTGTAAGCTCATTTTTAACTGAAAATAGAAAAATCTATATTGCAGAAGTAAAGACTTATCCAATAGCTGACAATTTGAAGTCTGATAGAATTGCACCTATTTGGAATTTAAAAATGGATGAAGCTGATAAAGAATATAAAGCAGCCGCTTATGCTGGGGTAGTTGTAACAAAAGGAGCAGGATACAGAAGCTCAATGATAGAACTACAAGGAGTAACAGCTGACACTGAATTAGCTAAGAAGCCTGAACTTACAAAAAATAATATTACATTTGTAGAAAAAAGAACATCAGAAGGCTATATAACAGCTAATGGTGGAAAATCAACAGATGGAACTTATTTAGATGACACAACTGCTATTGATTGTATCATTGTAAATCTAAATGAAAATTTAGAAAAAGCAATGATTAAAAAAGGATTCCCACAAGATGAGGAAGGCTATGCTTTTTTAGAAGAAACATTAAACAATGTTATGGAAGAAATGGGAGCTAATAATTTACTTGCAAAATTAAATGGTAAATATCAATATACAGTTTTCCCAGTTAATCAAACTGCAACAGAAAGAGGACTAAGACTTATAAGACCGAAAGTGCTTTTCAGACTTAGAAACTGGGCTTATTTCATTGATTTAACATTAATGAAAACTAATAAGGATATTGGAGGGAATAAATAATGGTTGATTTAAGTAAAAAAATTTTTATTTTTAATGGTTATACTTTTAAAAATTTTAGAAGTTTGAGTGTTGGGGCTACTGAAGACCAATATAAGTCATCTGATAAAAGTATTTATGGAGAAAGAAGAATACTATATAGTCCAGATCCAAATCTTGAAATAACTATTACTGTTGCAAGTGGAACTGAAGATGAAAAAATACTTTTAGATGCTTCAGAGAACAGAATAACTGGTTCAGGATATTTTAAAGATAGCTCAATTTCTAAATATAGTAGAGGTGTAACAATAAAAGAAATTGGAGTAAATAAAAGTGAATTGGCTAATGATGGTGAATCAGATTCAAGAGAATTTAAATTAGTATGCGTTGGAGTTAATGAGGTGATGAACTAATGGAAAATAAAGTAAATAAAATAGAGCAACAAGAATTAAAAAATAAAGAATTTCTAAAAAAAATAGAGGATAAGAATATATCAAATATAACTTTTAAAGCTGAGGGTTTAGGAGCTTTAGAATTTAATTTGATGATGACAGGAAAAGATTTTAAAACAATAGAGAGACCTTTTAGAATTGAAAGAGTTTCAACAGATACATTTTTTAAGCTTTCATCTGAAAAAGATGAATTAGCAATAGGTAAGAAATTATTGAATACTTTTATAGCTCAGCCTGCAGAAGCTAGAGACATAGAATTTTTTAATATGGATCAAGAAGCTTTAGAAACTATTACAGTGATTATAACTGAATTTCAACAAACTCCCTTTTTATTCATTAAAAACTTTGGAGAAAATAAGGAAGATTAAGCAAGGAAGATTTGATGTTTGTTTTGAATCTAAGATTCCATACTATAAAAAGCCTGTTGAAGATCTATGTTACGAAGAATATATGCTTTTACAATTAGCTTGGGCTGATTATGCAAAAAGAAAAAATAAAAATTAGAAAGGAGGGTTAGCAATGTTAGAACAGTTATCATTGGTTTTTAAAGTTGTAGGTAATGGACAAGTTACTTTAAATCAAATTAGTTCTCAAATTGGAAATTTAAAGAATAATATGTCAAATTTTAAAAATAGTGTTAGTTCAACATTTGGGAATCTAAAAAGCACTATTGGTTCAGTAAAACAAAGTTTAGTTGCTTTTAAAAATAAGATTAGTACAACTTTTAATGCCTTGAAAGCTAAAATAACAGCTAACTTTCCTGCTATTGGGAAAATAAGAAATGGTTTTATTTCACTTCGGAGAAGTTTAGGAAATTTTGGGAACTATGCCCAGCAACAATTTCAAAAAAGTAAAGAAAAAGCAAGTACACTTCTAAGTGTCTTAAAAAGAATAGCTACAGCATTAGCAGCAGGTTTTACAATAAAAACCGCTATTGATGGTGCTGGAAATATTGAACAGTATAGAAATACACTTGAAACTGTATTGAAAGATTCTGATATGGCAAGAAGAAAACTAGCATGGGCTAGCAGATTTGCTAATAGAACTCCATTTGAAACAGATGAAGTCCTTTCTGGGATGACGAAATTACAGTCTTATGGAATTGAAGGAGATAGAGTTTTAAAAACAACTAACAGAACATATCTCGAAATGATTGGAGACATGGCTTCAGGAATGGGTAAAAGTTTTGACCAAGCAATTGAAGCTATTGCTGATGCAAGAACTGGAGAACTTGAAAGATTAAAAGAATTCGGAATTACTAAGAATATGATCGCTGAGTTTGGTAAAAGTAAAGGCTTAGAGATTTTTAATAATAAAGGGCAAATTAATGACTTGGAGTTATTTAATAAGACTTTATTTGAAATGATGGACTCTCGTTTTGGTGGAGCTATGGAAAAGCAAGCTAAAACATTTAAGGGAGGATTATCAACTATATCAGGAGCTACAAAATCAGCATTAGCAACATTGGCAGGAGTAAATGAATTTGGAGATATAGTTGAAAACTCTCCATTTCAAATTCTTAGAGATAGAGTTATCATACCATTGGCGAATACCCTAGTAAAATTTCAAGAAGATGGGACATTTACTAGATGGGCAGAAAATTTATCTAGTATCTTTGGTGAACTAATTTCATGGGGAGAAAAAATAATAAATTTTATTGTTAAGTGGAAAGAAATTTTAATTCCATTAGCAAGTGCAATAGCTGGTCTTTTTGTGATTAATAAGGTGATAGTTTTAATAGGAGCTTTAAAAACTGCATTAGCAGCTCTTTCTTTTAATCCAATTATGCTTGCAATTGGAGCTGTAATAGCCATAGGTGTTTTATTATATAGAAACTGGGATCTTGTAAAAGAAAAATTAATTTCACTTTGGGATAAGATAAAAGGTTTTGTCAAAGTATTTTTATTTTTCTCAGGGATAGGTTTAATAATAAAACTAGGACAACTCTTAATAGAAAATTGGGAAAAAATTAAGGCTAAATTATCTTCATTATGGGATAAAATTAAAGCCTTTGCTAAAGCATTATGGGATATTGGTAAAAAAATATTTATGTGGCTTAGTCCAATAGGTTTAATTATCACTGTTGGAAAACTGATAATAGAAAACTGGGATCTTATAAAAGCAAAATTTGCTGAATTAGGAAGTTATTTATATAACAAAATAATTGATATAGGTAATTTTTTTATAGGACTAAAAGACAAAGTAGTTGATGTATTTTTTAACTTAATAGATAAATTAAAAGAAGTGTGGGAGACAATGAAGTCAACTGCAGCATCAGCTTTTGATTTTATTTTAGATTATGTTGCTAAAATTTGGGAAAGCATCAAAGGTTTTTTCTCGGGTTTAGGTGAAAAAATAAAATCATTACCAGGAATATCTTGGTTTTTTAGTGATAGTGAGAAAAAAAATACAAATAGCCCTATGATAGATGGGACTCATAAAACAGGACTTGACTATGTTCCTTTTGATGGGTATATCGCTGAGCTTCACAGAGGCGAAAGAGTTCTAACGGCTGAAGAAAATAATGCATATTCAAGTACTGAAAGTAATGAGTTTTCTAATACAAGTAATTCAGTAAATCCAAAAAATTCTAATAAGTCTGATAAAAAAATCACATTAAATCTTACTGTAAATATATCTGGAACAAAAGAAATGGATTGGAATAGAATTGGAGAAATGATAGTAGAAAAATTAGAGGATTTGATGTTACAAAATGAAATAGCTAAAGGGGAAATATAGATGTTTTCAATCACAAATATTATGAGTAAAGTAAGTAGTTTTCTAAACAATGTAAATTCAATTTCTAATAGAATTGATAATTATCTAAGAAAAACTCCACCAATTTTATTGGGAAATATAAAACTTCAATTAGTTTCTGGAATATCTGAAAGCTATTCTAATGATGTTCCAACAATTCCAATTGATGATGGAACTCAAATATCTGATAACATAACACAAAATCCGTTAGAGTTATCATTTAAAGTTCAAATTGTAGGTTCTAATCACAAAGAAATTTTTGAAAAAGTTCTTGAACTTAGAAATAAAAGAGAACTTGTGGACTTGTATATGATTAAGTTATATAAGAACATGGCTATAACAAATATAGAAAATACTATAACTTCATTATATTATACAGAATTTACTATTTCATTGGTAGAAGTAAAGATTGCTCATGTTTCTATGATTCCTTCCCCTAGTCCAAAAGCTAAAGCAAGTGTTAGAAATACAACAAAAATAAAAACAACAGCAAAAGCTAAAAAAAATACAAAAACTATTACAAAAGCTGTTACTAAAAATAAAAGCTCAGGAGTAAAGGATTGGGAAGGAGATTTACAAAGTGAGCATATAAAACTGCCATAGATAATAGGAGCATAGAAATGAAAATAAATATAATGAAAGAATCTATTCCATATATAACTGATGTAACTATTGCAGGGACAACCTTTCAATTTGAATTTACATATAATTCTTATGATAAAAGAGTG